ATTTATTAACTTGCTTGTTACCGTTGACCATTAAAATAGAAGTAATTGTGTTACCACGTAACAAATCTCTTTTGTCTTGGTGAATGTAGGCTTTGATTCCTGCTTTATCCCACAAAATTTCTTTATATTGTTTGCAAAAATCCATGGTAGAAACTATGTTCACTCTACCATCAATTTTATTATTTTGCTTACCTAAATAAATGCAACCATCTCCATCAAAATAACCTCGCATAAAATGATGCAACAAATGATCTGGAACGCAAGTAGGAAATTTTAATGTCAAACTTTTTCTGGCAGTACAGCCATAAGATTCTAAAACTTGACTCATATGCTTGCTGTAAATTGCACATGTCACTGTATCTTTGCTTGTTGTTATTTGCTCTTTTTCATAAATTAATGTAGAATATTTGGTAACTATATCAATATCTCTTTTATTCAAAGTCAATGTGATTTGATAATTACCATTATTTGTATAATTGCATCCATCAGAAAAGATAAATCCTAGATAATAAGCTTTATCTTCGCAATCTATATTGTCAAAATAATGTTTATTGATAGGTAATTTTCTACCGCATTCATCTTTAGCTCTAATAGATATGTTTTGTTGCTTTAATATTTTTCTAATAAAATTATAACGACAATTAAAATAATGACTAATTTTAACTGTAGAATATCCATCTAAATACAAATTAACAATATTATTAACCTGATCTGAAGTAAGATCTATTTTACTTGGCATTAAATAATAGTTAGTAAAGCATTAATTCGAGGAACGAATTAAGAGCAGTTGGAGGGGCGGTTACCATAGCTATTGCTGGATGCTTAGGCGATGGTTTTCTAGTAGTTAACAACCCACTTTCACTGACATATAAGTTAGCTCTTACCGGATACAGCTGATTAGTTTCGTACTTATCAGTTTGATATATCCCTCTGGAAATCCATACGGTGACTCTACCACTGCCTGCCGTACTATCATCTCCTGGCACGTTAGCCACATAATAAGTATAATTAACAATAGTTCTAATGGCATTAGGAGAACCCGCGCCGACCAAGTCAAAGTTCAAAGGAGTCCCGGCAACAAAGGTAATAACTCCATTCACAGGATTAAGAACCACATCTACTGTGCTTAAAAAGCTACTGCTAACAACATTTGGATATTTTAATTCTGCTTTAACATCGGTTGCCAAGACAGGAACTCCCCCTGGACCTGGGATAGAATTTGGAATAGGAACAATAACTGTTTCATTCCAAGAAACGGCAGTAAAGGCTTTGATTTTAATATCGTCAATAATTCCTATAGGAGCAATCCCGGAACTAACGGTAGCCATAACTTGATTGCCTATAACGGTAAGCTCGGCAATCATTCCTGGCTCAAATTCTGCAGAGGGATCTACCATGAAAGAGGCTGGAAGTTGATTGCTAGTAAAAACTAAACGTAACATTCTTTATTTCTCCTTTAACTAGCAATTAGCTTGCCGTAGATATGTGTGAAAATATTTTTCATTAAATTTATGTAAGTTATACAATTAATATATCAAGATATTATTATATTCTTAGGGAAATATATGCTAAAAAGCAGAAACCCCGCTTCGGGCGGGGTTTCAATTTTAATCTAATTCTTCTTCGAAATCGTTATCTAATTTATTGTCATCTGAGTAATATTCAAATACTGTGCCTCGTTCTTTTAAATTTTTTACCATTTTTTCTGGTGTTAAATTTTTAGTATATGGATCAGATTTTAAAGTTTTTTTTTAGATGTTCTAAGATCGCTAACGTCGGGATATAATTTTGGAAATGTTGGAATTTCTTCGACTTCTGTTTCTAAAACTTTTTCTCCCATTGGTAAACCACCGAGATGTCTAATTCTGTCATGTAATGCAACTTCTATTTCTTCTAGGCGTTCTAAAGTTAAAAAAGGACTCTTTAACATCTTTAAGATTGTATCTACTATTCGGACTGGAGGTTCTTCTGTTTCCATTACTGAGGTGTCAGCCGGAAGCGGTTTAAATTCTTCTAGCGTTTCTCCATCATCAGCTATTTTTTCTAATATTCTAGTAACCGACTCTGCTTCTTTGTTCATTCCTACATCATCAAATAATTCCGCTGCAGTATTTAAATAATCAGCAGCTTTAGCTAATTTATTAAAGCTATATTCATTTTCTGCTTGATTTGCTACCAAGCGAGATTGCATTTCTTTCATTAGTTCTTGCTCAAAGCTGCTGATTTTAAACATTGTATTTTTCCTTATTATTTTTTCTTTGCTGGCTTTTTAACTGATCCAAGTTCACGTAATTTTTTGAGATGTTCTTTTGCTTCTTCTTCCTCTTCTTAGGTTAGGTCGGAAGATCAACCCTCTTCCTTGGGCTTATCCTCGGCATCATCCTCGGCGTCCGGGTACAGCTGGTAGAACAGCACCGGATCAACTTGATCCGGAGAGATGCCGAGCGCGCGCAGTATGGCGGCGAAATGCGCGCGCGCGCCGCGAGGGTCCAACTTCATGGGAAAGATCTGGTTTGTTAATTTGGATCTAGCATCTGCTTTGTCTTCTTTTTTAACTGATTTTGCTGGTTTAGATGATTTTTTATCACCTTTAAGATTTACCTTACCTCTTTTAGCCTCTGCAACTAGAGCGGCTAATTTAAGAGTAAGTTCTGATCCTTTAACTAATCCCGCATAATCAAGAGCAGCTGAAGCAGTGAGTAGACTTTCCATAGCAACATTGAAAGCTTTAGATTCTTTTGCCAAAGCGTTATCTTTGCCACCATGTTTGCATGTGCATTTGTCTTTAGCCATACCACAATCCATGCACTCTTTAGTGTTATTTGCATCATCTGCCATCATGGAATCGCCACAATAGCAATTATCTTTATCTCTGCCACATTTTTTGCAATTTCCTTTGCATTCACATTTTTCCATTTTGCATTTTGGGCATTTATCGGATTTGCGAGCATCATTGTCATCTGCTTTCATTGGCGCTGATGCGGCTGGTTTTGCAGCTGGCACAACCGGAGCGGCTGGTTTAGCCGCTGCCGGAGGTGGTGTAACTGCCGCTTCTTTTTGTACATAGGCTTTTTTGAAAAGCTTGGCATGAGATTCGCTGTTAAGAGCTTCAAACATTCCATTAGCAACTATTTCTGAAATATTATTTTTTGGCATTGTCATTTCTCCTTAGTTACCGATTAGAACATTCTTCTGTTGGATTTAGAGAATGCGGCAGAGAGTTGTGAGTAAAGATCTTCAGATTGTGCTTGTGCCATTACATCACCGCCACCGATTAGTCCAACTTGTGGCATACGAGATGCTTCTTTGCGCATTGCAACTGGTTGATGACGAGCTACTACTCTCTTGAGTGATTCAAAGCTTTCATCGTTAAACTTCATGATTTCTTCTACTTGAGCAGAAACCGCATCGCGATCATCTAAGCAAAGACCACGGGAAACCATGTCATAAGCTAATTCGTAAGCGCGAGAAAGTTTAACACGATAGACTTCTTTTTCTTCTTCAGCGGCTGCTGCAGCTGCTTCTTTGGTAAGTTCTTTGGCGAATTCACTGCCACCATCAACTTGACCATAGTATGCACGATAGTACTTAACTGTTTCTGCATCTACGCCTTCTGCAACTAGAGAGTCTAGATCTTTGGCATCGAGCTTGCCTTCTGAAACTAGTTGATGAATAACTGCTGCTTCTTTACGAACTTTTGGAGCCGCAGTAGCAACGTCCATCATTGCATCATGTTGTTCTTTGAGATCTTCAACGTGAGCGAGTTCATCTTGGACCTTAACGTCTAATTGAGTTGTAAATCCGCCTTGTGGGTGAGCGTCGTCAAGAACAGGAGATGTTTCGACTACGTCAGCAGCAAGTTTGGCGCGGTAAGCGGAACGACCTTCTTTAGTGGAAAGATCATAAGAGATTTTGACTGTGTCATCAGCTTTGAGTGTTGGCGCTACATTAGCAACATCTTCAGCTTTCATAACATAATTGGCTTCGTTATCGTCTGCCATCATATCTGAATCTCCATAAAGTGACTTAAATTCGTCTAAATCTGAATCATCGTCTGCGTCTAAATCGTCGGCATCAGCTGAGCTTGATCCATGGTCTTTGGCATACATGGTATGAGCTGAATCAGAGGAGCTAGCAACTAAATCAAGTAAGCTATCGTCATCTGCCATCATTTCTACATCATGTTCTACCATTTGAGCTACTTTGCGAAGTTGTGATTCAGCTTCTGCGCGCTTGAGCATGGCTTCAGTACCACGAGCATATTTAACGAATGCGCCCATGAGTTTGTGAGTATCTGCAATTGCTTTTTTAGCATCTGAGAATGCTTCTTTAACCAATGAAGATACAAACTTTCTGTTAGAGGCAGTAACTGAATTAGTATTATACATATTGGCAATTAATTCTAATTCTTCACGGTGATCTCTAAGTTCAGCAATAGCTTCTTTCATAGCTGAAATTAATGCTCCATTAAGTTCTTTTCTCATATTAGAGAGTGTGCGCAATTCAGCAGAAGCTGACTTGCCAACTGAAGCAGATCCTTCTCCGCCAGTTAATCCTTCTAGAGCGCCCATTTCGACTCTTTCTCCGGTCATTGCCTTTAATGACTCTTGTAAGTCATTGGAAAGATTTCCAATTTCAACTGCAATTGACATTGCCTTTTCAGATGGATCGCCTGTTTTACCGAGATCTTCGCCTGCGGGTGCTTCTGGAGCCATTTCTGCTGGAGCTGCCATTTCTCCCATTTCAGGGGCTGGCGCTGCTGCTGGAGCTGCTGGAGCTGCTGGAGCTGCTGGAGCTGCTGGGGCAGCTGGAGTGGCTGCGCCCTTGAATAAAGCTTTGACGCTACCAACGCCACTAACCTTAACTTTTTCAATTAATTTAGCGCCAAAATCTTTAGTAGCAATTGAATCATACATAAGTTCTGCGCGATTTCCTGCAATATCATTAACAGAGGCAGTTAATACTAGTTTGTCACCAGCAAAAACGTTCCAGCGGCTTTCGCCTGCATTGAAAGAACCATCTTCGTTAGCTGCTTTGACGAATTGTGCTTTGAGACCAGCACGACGAAGTAATTCTTTGCGTCTAAGTTCATCTTTTTCTTTAACGGATTCTGGGCTTGGGTGTAAGCCATCAACGTCACCAACTTCTGGGAATGGTTTTTGTCCGACCATTTGTTTGTCTTGGTCACGAACTCTCATAGCAAGAGGATCTGGAGTATATTTAGCTTTACCTGGCTCTGATGGTTCATTTTCTTCGCCACCGCCTTGGAAATAAGCTTGTTTGCGATTTTCTAGAGCTTCTTTAGCAAGAGCAACTGCAGCTTGACGGCGTAGAGCGCGTTCTTCTGCTGCGGCACGAGCTAACATCTTTTTACGATCTAAATCGCCAGGAAATAAATCATCAACTGAACCAGTGTCTTTGACAAGCATTTGTCTATCTTCGTTTACACGATCCTTTTCGTTTAGTGGATCTGGTGTATATTTTGGTTTGCCTGGGGTTGGTTCATTTTCTCCACCGGCACCTTGGTAGTAAGCTGATTTGTTAAGTTGTTTATTTCCAGACATGTTTTCCTCTTTGTTAAATTGTAATTTAGTTGAAAGTTGGTTGAAATCCTGTTTAAGATTGTTTAATTTGACTTCAATGCTTGCTGTAATATTTTTCAATTCTTGAGCAAAAGAGATTTCCTCTGATGCGAATCGTGGAGAGCTAGGAGAACCAGGAGAGATTGCTTGATTAGAATCTACTTCCTTGGCACTATTAGACACTGAATCATCACCTTTTTGGTCGAATTGCTTATATGATTCATATTCGGACTTAATATCATTTAATGCCGTACTTACTTCTTTAATAAAGTCATCAATATTATTTACTGATACACCTTTATTTAAATTAAGTTGCGTATAGTCACCGCCTGCTTCATCTGTCCCACCAGAAATACTAAAATTAGCACTAAAATTGACGCTAGCTAATTTCTTTAATTCTTCTTCTTTTTTAGAAACATATTCACTTAAATTATTAGCTGCGGCTATAATGTGTTTAATCTTAGCTCTTGGATCTGCCCCGTTAACCACAATGGATAATTCAATTGGACTTAAATCAAGATTAATTTCTCCATAACAAGACTTAGCTCTCATATGGTCACAGAAATCAGTTTCCACTCTAGCAACTCTGCCGCAATCAGTGCAAATTGCTCTACCAACTGCAGTGCCCATGCTAACATTATTAGAATATCCGCTAGAAACTTTATGTGCTAAATCTGGATAATTTTTCTTATCTAAAGCACAAAGAGCAATTACTCTTTTCATTTTGTGATCATAGTAAGTATCAACTATGAAGCCACGAACATGATCTACTGAACTAGACTTGTGATCTATACAAAGCGGCTTACCTACCCATTTTTTGTAGGCTACTAATAATTCTTCTTCAGGAAAAATGTCTCTATTATTATTTCTATAGGGCTTTAAATTAGGATCGCTAGAAGACCATTTCCAAACATCTCCTTTTTTATCCCATCCAACCTTAACTGTATCGCCATTAGCCAATACTTTTAGATTACCATTGTCATCTAATGCAGCTGCTTCTGCAGCGTGCATCATAACAGCAGAAAAGTATAAAAAGTCATTAGCTTTAGGTGCAACTCTTTTTAGATTTTTAGTAAATTGAGCAAATTTTGATAAAATATGAGAATTCTTATCCGTATTAAAATTAGGATCATTTACAACAGAATCTGTATTTTCAACGTCAATAAATGTGGCTTCGCCTAGTTTTACAAACATGTGATTTCCTTGTGAAGGTCAATATCTATGTCTAAATATTACATATTTTATCAAAAAAATTTTGTTAAAATTAACTTTATTTAATTTTAA